TGATAAGTCGATTCTCATTTTTTCACCTTCACTGAAAGAAGCATAAGAAAAATCTTCGTGAATAGGCGACTGGACAGTTTCGTTAAATTCATCATCAAGTGTGAAGTTAATATAGAAGTCCATCATTTGCAGATAACGATTGACTTGCTGATTAATCAAAGGAAGATACTTCTTGATAATCTTAGATTTCACTCCACTGTCTTTAAGCAAACTATAAGTAAAATCATAATAGTTAATTAAATCTTTTTTAGAAACAAGATCATCATATGTAATTTTTAAATTATCTTTAAAAGATTCTAACTTTTCGTGCTCAGTATTTCGGTTTTCAAGTTGTTCGGTAATTCTTTGAATTTGAGATTCAAAGTCTTTGATTTGTCTTCTACACCCAGAAATTTTAATGTTGTTTTGAGAAATCTCATCTGTGAGTTTTTTAATTTCCTTTGATAATGATGTGAATTGACGCTCTCGCCTTTCCTCTTCTTTAATTGCCTCCTCTAGTTCTTGATAACCAGATTGCAACTCCTTTGCCTTATTTTGAGCGTCGTTAATTTTATTTATTCTAAAGGCATCATCAATCTCCTGAGTGCAAGTAGGGCATACCGTATTTTCAGTAAAAAACTTATGTTCTTCACTAATTGTAGAAACTTTTTGCGATATCTTACCTTTAAGATTTACTAACTTACGAAGTTTCTCTGCATAACCAGTAATCTCATCTTGCTCTTTAATATACTCACGAAGAGGTTTTTCTAAGGAACTATTTTGATTTACATATTGCTCAATTTCTTCATCCAGATTTGAAATTTTTTGTTTATTTGTTTTAATATTATCTTTTCCACGATTTTCAAGTTCTTCAATAAAGTTTTGTTGCATATTAACTTTATCAATAAGAGATTCTTTCTTAAGTTCCAGAATTTTAATATCTTCCCGAAGCAAACGAATCTTCTCTTTGATCAAAACATTCATAGAGGAAAATATTTTAATATCAAGCAAATCCTCAATCACCTCACGACGATGAGCAGCAGGAAGTTGCATAAAAGGAACAAAAGTACTTGAACCTAGAATTACAATCTGCGTAAATGACTTATAGTTCATCTTAAGAACATTTTGCTCCAACCATTTTTGTTGATCTAGTGCTGCTGCAGATTGATCCAGGACAGCACCATTTCTCCAGATTTCAAAAATAGCAGGCTTAATTCCTCTTACAACTTTCCATTCGGTTGCACCAACAGAAAACTCAACTTCAACTTTACAATCCTTTTCATTTACTGTATTAACAAGTTGAGGTTTATTGATTTTACGAAAAGGTTTTCCAAACAAGGAAAAAGTAAGAGCATCAAGTACTGTACTTTTTCCGGCACCATTTGTACCAATAATTAAATTCGTAGAATTTTCAGTGAAATCAATTTCGGTGTATTGATTACCAGTTGAAAGAAAATTCTTCCACCGTATTGTTTTAAATAAGATCATAATCAGTTTCAGGAGGAATTACAATATCATTTGCAGTAATTACAGTGTATTTGTAATCGTGCATTTCACAAGTTTTTATCATAACCTCGTCTTCAATTTCAATCACATGCATTTCAGGATATCCATCATCCTCCAACATCATAGCATATCTTACCGCATCATCTTCTTCTTCAAATAAATAAATGATTTGCTCCCCATCATCATCGGTTACTGAATATGCACCTTCTTTTTCTCTACCTTCGATCGTTAGAATAAACATTATACTAACTCACAAGCTTCTTGATAAATTTCTTGAATCATTTTTTGAACGATTGATTTATCAAGATTAATTTCTGCTTCTTCAATATACCTATTCAAAATTGATAAAGTATCTTCAGATTCAAATGCTTCAAAATCTTCAAGTTCTGGAACTGCAAAGTTTTCAATAATTTTGAGTTCTGCAATATTAGAGGCATATAATTTATCAATAAATTTTTCAAACTTTTTGATATCAGTTTTCTTACGAACAATCACTCTCACAATTTTGTTCTCATATTCTTTTGTATTAAAGGTTTGGTAGTTTGTATCTTCGTAGTAAATATTATAAAACAAACGATAAGGGTTATTGATTGCAGTTTTTTCTAAAGTTTCTGTATCAAAAATATGAAATCCCCTTTCATCATTTACATCATTCCAGAACATTTCATATGGATTTCCTAGATAAAAAACTGTCCCATTATCAGAACGAGTATGATAGTGTCCTGAGAAAACAAGTTTGAATTTATCAAAAACTTTACTTTCCAACCCGTGTTCCATCACAAGTTGTTTATTGACTCTAAATCCTCGAAGTTCAAGGTGTCCCATCGCACATTTGGATGATGACTTTTGAATCATCTTGAGAGCATTCTCTTCATTTTCTTGATTAATCCAAGGTATAAAAAGAACATTCAATTTATCAAGTTTAACTTCTATTGGTTCAGAATATACAGTTACATTGTCATATTCACGAAGCAATAAATCAACAGCATTTACTTCGTTGGTGTTTTTATAGTAACTATCATGATTGCCAACAATTAAATGTAACTTGATACCTCTTTGCTTTATGGGATCAAAAATATTATCTTTAGCCCAAGATAGGGCAGAAAAATCAATACCTTTACGACTATCAAAAGCGTCTCCCATATGAACAATTGTTTTAATTCCCTTTTCATCTATTGTCGGAAAAAAAACATTATCATAAAACTTTTTAAAATAATCATGAAAAAGTTTTGAATTTTTACGAGCACCATAATGAGTGTCTGTAATAATGGCGACTTTCATTCAGTAACGAAGTTTGGAGTGAATATTATCCTTAATAGAATTATAGTCGCTGTAGTTGCTTCCGTCAAGGCTGTTGTCGTCAAATACTTCAGAAAATCCAGACCTTTCAAGAATTTTGTTTTTAATTTCTAATTGACGCTTTTCTCTTTGAATGCGGCGAAGGAAAGCGTAGTGAATGATTTGAGTGAAGTATGCAAAAGGATTTTGAGACTTCTCTGGATTAAAGTTATGAATATACTGAACACAATTTTCAATACCATCAGAGATCATATCCTCTTTGAACATATAGTTCACAAAGTTTGGTTTAAAGGATAAGTGATTAGCAATCTTCAGAAAACACTCTCCAATGTAGCGTGGAATAGGAGGCTTTGGTTTTCCTTGAATCTCTGCAATTTCTTTATCTTCACGATATTTAATAAGTGCTGCAAGAAACTCTTTATTGTTAACGTAATGCTCTGACCTTTTTCTCTTGGTCATAATTGCTGTGGTTATCATAAATTCTTATCATTATTATGTAGATATTATAACACTTTCATATGTGCTTGACAAGGTGCTTAAAAGTGTGTACAATAACCTTTGTCAGGGTTAAAAGGACTGTATTAGCTACCCTTAAAGATCTTTTCTAATATTTCTTTAGCATCAGTCACTGATGATATATATCCCATTTTACGACTAATTTTAGACGATGTATTTCTTTTAGATGATTGTCTAATATAATTTTGATATAAGATAATCATTTCAATGTCAGAAGACTCCGAAAGAGTTAATACATCTTCGAAATTAATAATAAACATATCATCAGTTGTTGTTTTTAACCAAGGTTCTAATTTATATCCACTAACACCTGTTCTACTTTTTATTTCAGATATAATAATTGGGTTAGAAACAATCAACATTGTTCTACCTTCTTCCTCTGAAGCTGCCACTTTAGCAAATATTTCTTCACCTGTTTTTAACTTAACTGTTGCATAAAAATCTTCTTCTATCATTGTTTTAATTGAATTGTAATTATTTCATAATTGAAATTCTCTTCATTATAAATTTTAATTCTTTCTATAAAATGATTTAAAGTGTAATTTTTTCTAGATTTACTCGAACAATCATCAGCAATATCATAAAGTGTTGCTTTTACTTTATCTTTTCCTTTTCTAAGAACTCGTCCAATACTTTGAAGATTTCGAATTCTTGATTTACTTGGAGAGGCAAAGATAACATTATGGAGATTTTTAATATTGATACCAGTAGAAAAAGTTCCATAAGAAGCAACAATAATTGCATTGTTTTCTCTTTCAGTAATCTCTCTAACTAATTCTCTTTCTTCAGCATCCACTCCACCATGTACAAAAAATACTTTACGGTCATCTCGCTTATTATTATTTATCTTTTCGTAGAGTATTGCTCCGTGTGCTTCTACTCTCGAAAAAAGAATTAATGTATTTCCTTTTAAATCTAAAGCAAGATTTTGAATAAATTTGTTTCTTTTTTCGTGAGATATTAAATATTGAATTTCATCCTCATAAGTTTCAAATTTTTGTGATGGGTGTTTAAGTACAAGACAACGAATATCAAGTTGAGACAAGTGTCCCTGTTTCATTAACTCATCAGTTTTTGTAACTTTATATGAAGGACCAAATAATCCTTCAAGAACCCATTTATGAGTTTGTGTTCCATCTAAAGTTCCAGTAAAACCAAAACGATATTTTGCATGATGAAGTTTAGTCATAATTTGTATCAATGATTTGCTCTTGAATAAATGAGCTTCATCACCTATAATGACACCATACTCCTCAAAAAATGAACGTTCCAGCTTATATACAGATTGCCAGGTTGTAATCGTAACTGGATATTCATTTGTCCTTTCTCTTCCAGAATAAATGCGGTGGCAATATGACTCAGCATCCCAACCATAATCCTGAAAATCCTTATACATTTGTTCTACCAAGCTTGTCGTGGGAACAACTAAAAGTGTTTTTTCGTTCCTATCAACATAGTATCTCACTAACGAATAAATCATCAGAGATTTGCCTGATGCAGTGGGACTTATCAATAGCTTTCGATTATGTCTTAGAGCATCGTATACTCCCTCTACTTGATA